CCGCAGTATCACTGTTAGGTGGGCTTAATGGAGTAACAGCAACTCAAAACGGCATAGCGATCAACGTGTCTACCGTAGACCCTAGTAATGCTGGAATGGCAACTCTGAATGTTGACGGGCTTATCGCTGCAATCACAAATGCGAGTACATGCTCCCAACTGTCAGCAGCTTTGACGACAGCAGAAACGACCATAACTGCAGCACAGGTGCAGTTGGCAGCTGGAATTGCTGCAGTAGCCCCTTTGGCGACGGTCCCTCACGACTTGCCTTCTGTCATTACCTGGGCCACGGCGATGGTTTCTACCTATACCGCACCATATGCCAACCTACTTGCACAGCAAGCGGCGACAGTCACAAAACTAGCTGATGCAGTGTCTGCTGCAGCGGCACGTGCCTCAACACTTGGGTGCTCATAAATGGCCTCTACAATCCAGTACCTGCAACTCGACGCCCAGTACGATCCAATCTTCGATCCTGCAGCCAGTCTGACAGATGCGTATGCCGTCAATCAGGCCATTTTGACACGGCTGAATCTCTTTTTAGCTGAATGGTGGGAGGACCTTACACTCGGCCTGCCTGTGTTCCAGTCTATCCTGGGCCAGCTAGGATCTCCACAGGGCCTAGCTGCAATGCAACTGGCCGTCCAGCAGAACATCACCGGCACGCCGTACGTCACCTCGGCAAGTACCGCGGTCAACTTCGAGAACGGCCGCTTATCCTTGAGTTACACCGCTGAAACGGTTTTCGGGCAAGTAACCGGAAGCGCCGCTACACCAATGCTGGAGGCTTAAAATGAGCACGCCCACATACGCGCCACCGTCCATTGGTCCGGCAGGCCTAATAGTTTCAAGTTACCCGGCAATTATGGCGGATAATCTGAGTGCCTTCCTAAACATTTTTGGTCAAAATCAGTACGTGGCGCCGGATAGTGCGATCTACCAACTGTTGTCAGTGATTAGTTTGAAAACTGCAGATACAAACCTCGCACTGCAACTTGCATATAACCAGAGCAGTCCGCAGACCGCAGTCGGCGCGGGCCTCGACCGTGAAGTGAAGATGAATGGCCTGGCCCGACTCCCTTACAGTTACAGTACCGCACTGCTCACCCTCACTGGCGTTGCTACCACTCCTATTACGAATGGATTTGTGCAGGACCAGCAAGGCAACCTGTGGGCGCTGCCCGCTACGGTCGTAATACCCTCGGGCGGAACTATCAATGTAACCGCCACCTGCACCACGCCCGGCGCCGTAGTAGCAGAGTCGGGCACCATCAACATTAAGAACACCCCAGTAGCCGGCTGGAGTACGGTTACAAACGCATCGGCGGCCGTAACGGGCCAGCCCGTGGAGACTGACTCCGAATTGCGCGCCCGGCAATCGATCTCCGTAGCACTGGTAGCGACCACGCCCATCTCCTCGACCATCGCGGCCGTTCTCGCTACACCCGGCGTGGCGCGCGTAGCGCCGGGTCAGCCTACGCCGGGTGGTCCCGGCAGTTCGATTGAGAACCCCACAGGCGGCGTCGACAGCCCATGGGGCAATCCGGCGCACTCCATCAGCCTGGTCGTCGAATGTAGCGACACCGTCGCCGTTGCCCAAGCCATCTACAACAAGAAGACTCTGGGTTGTTTCACCAACGGCACCACTACCGTACCAGTAGTCGATCCAGTGACTGGCGTTACGGAGGATATCAGTTTCTATCTACCTACGTCGGTGCCCATATTCTTGAACGTGACCCTGGTAGGTTACGGTGCCGCGCCCACCACCACTGTACAGACCGCCGTTCAGACGGCCCTCGTCGCCTACCTGAACCAGCTGGCCATCGGTGAGACAGTAAGTCTTGGTGCTTTGTACTATGAGGCGATGGCCATCAATTCTACTCTGGCAGCGCCGGCTTTCGGTGTGTCGGCAATCCTCACAGGTGTTGCAATTTCGCCATTGACAGCGGCCGACGTGCCGATGCCTACGTTCTACTCGGCGGCGGTTGGAGTTACGGCTAACGTAGTGGTGACGGTATGAATCCATATTTCGGCGCGGGTGGTTTCGGCACTGGCGGTTTCGGCAATGAGCCTGTCGAGACGCTGCCTATTGGTTACTATCAAAATATCTTGACACACCAGTATGCTACGCCGAGCGCACCGAAGCTGAATGCGCTGCTGTACGTTTTGCTCAAAAAGTTCGACGACGTCAGTCAGTGCCTGGTTAAAATGGATACGGCCCTTGACCTTGACAGCGCCGCGGGCGTTCAGTTGGATATGCTGGGCGCGGTAGTGGGTGCCGAGCGTACCGTCAGGTTCCAGCCCAGCGGCGGGGTGAGTCCTGTACTAGACGATACCACGTACCGTATTTACATCAAGGCGAAGATCGCTCAGAATAGCTGGGACGGTACGCGCGGTTCGCTTTATGCAATCTGGCAACAGCTATTTCCAGGTGGGCAAATCATACTGATAGATAACCAAGACATGACCTGCTCCATCACGCTTAAGGGCACGTTCACGTCTATTTTAAAGGACCTCATCACCAACGGCTACGTTATTCCCCGGCCTGAAGGCGTGCTTTACGGATTCGTATTCGGCACGTTGCCCTACTTCGGCTTCGGGAGTTCACCGGGCTTTGTTGCAGGGTTCGGTGCGGGGCACTGGGTATGACGCAACTTCCTAGAAGCCGCTGCGCGCGTACCAAGTAGTTCCGCAGGCCACTGAGAAGCTGCTGAGAGCGCACTGAGGTTTTAGACAAGGAGAATTATGGCAGGAACAACGAATCTCATTCCATGGAACCCTACCGGGGCTAACCAGGAAACGGACGCCCAATACCTGGCAGACAGCCAGCGTGCGAGTGGTGCCGTCGATCCTGAGTTCTTCGACGCTACGCTGGCGAACAAGGCTTTCTACCAGTGGTCTACATACCTGACTGCTCTGTTCCAGGCGTTCGCCGCCAAAGGTTTCACGACCTCCGACAGTAACCTGAATACTCTTGCATCAGTCTGCGCTAACTTCCTAACCACGGCAGACATGGAACCAGCAGTCCTAAACGTGGCCTACGCCACTAGCATCACTCTAGACGCGACCGCCGCTGATGGGTTCTACATCCAGTCGATGACCGGCAACCCATCCGTCACCGCCATCACAGGGATGACACCTGGGCAGATTGTAGCAATGTACTACCAGCAGGACGGTGTAGGCGGCCGCACGGTTACGTTCCCGGCAGTGTTTGTAGGCGCGCAGCAGCCAGATCCGGCGGCTAACGCTGTCAGTGCGCAGTTGTTCGGATATGACTCAAACACCAGCCAACTGCGAGCGCTTACGCCACTCATCAGTAGCAATGGTACATGGGTTCCTGGGCTGCTAACAGCACAGAGCTTCACACTGGCCGCGCCCGGTACAGCTGGCCAGGTGCTGACGAATGTAGGCGGAGTCTTTATGCCGGTCAGCCGTGTAGGGCCGACAATGAACACGGCTACGGGACAAGTGGCAGGCATCAATGCGCCAGGCACTACGTACACGGCGCCGGCCACCGCCTGGTTGACCGTAATTGTAACAGGAGAACTGTATGGCGGCGTTGGTCACTCCGGCACTTGGCAGGCTACAGTCAATGGTGTAGTGGTCAATATGAACGGCGTGACAAACAGCAGCGGCGCGGCATCCGTGACCTTTGAAGTACCAGCCAGCGGAACCTACAGCGTTAGAACAGGCGGCGTAGCACCGGGCGACGACAGTTACTTAGCACAGACCAGCTGGGTCGTTTACACTCACCCGCTCTAAGGACTTCATGAAAATACTAAGTGTAACGACGTTGTGCAGACTTGGAGGACAGCACCATGGCAAGTGAGACATTGACACCAAATATAGGCTTGCAGGTGCCAGCCTACAATCAGGCTAACTGGGAGGTACCGATAATTTTTGACCTGAACTTGCTGGACCAGATGCTGGGTGGCGTAATACCGATGCCGGCGTTGGCCGGATTCATTATTACGAATCTGGGCGCGCAGGTGGCCGCGGTCGCAGTATCTGAGACACCTACGGGCGTAATTCCCGGCAATGTGTACACCTGCTCCCAGGCGCCGCACTTCATCTTTGGTTTCTACCGCAACGGTATTTTCCAGCGTCCTGGACTGGATTACAGTCTGCTCGGCGCCGTTATTACTATGATTGGTTCTAGCACATCTTCAGGCGACACTGTGTTTGTGGTGTACATATGATGAAAAGACTTCTTTTGTTCGTAGTTTTGCTCGCCGTTACAGCAGCCGGTGCGTTAGCCCAGCAATACATCGACCCGCGCGGCGCGCCTCTCGGGCAGGTAAACTGGCCGAAGATTACCGGCCATGGTACTCCGACTTCGCTGTCCTTGACCTGCACTTTCGTGAACTACGGCCAGCCTTACCAAAACATCGACGTCGTACCAAACACCACTTACCATTGCGCTACAACCGGGTGGCAGTTGGACGCATCTGGAGGCGGCGGCGGGACCACGACCAACCCGGTGACGTTTGCAGCCTCGGGCGGGGCAACGCCTGGTACAACTTTCGACGGTTCTGTAGCACGTACGGTGGACTACCACACGCTCGGCGCACAGGCGGCATACACAAATCTGACTACATTCGGTGCGCTTGCAAATGCGGTGGGCTGGCTGCACAACGACGGCAGCGGCGCGCTCGCCTACCAAACGCCGACAGCCGCTAACATAGGTGCGGAGCCGGCGCTTGGCAATCCAAGTGTGAGCGGCTACGTCCTCTCCTCGACTGCCGCTGGCTACCGCAGCTGGGTGCCTCAGTCGGGAGGCGGCGGATCTTACCCAGGCGCCGGGATCGCCAGCTCCACTGGTACTTCTTGGAGCGCAAGCTACGGCATTTTTGGCTCTGGCTCCGTCCTGCTCGGTTCAGCTCCCGTAGGGTCTGCGGCGTATAAGGCTACCAGCTTTTTTGAACCTGCGCTCGGCAACCCACCGACGAATGGGGATGTGCTATCGTCTACTACAGCAGGTGCGCGCAGCTGGGCCGCGGCAGTTTCGTCGGTCACGGGCACGGCCCCGGTGGTGGCTACGCCGAGCGGATCGACGGTGAACGTGTCGATGCAGGACTCGACTGTGACGCCGGGAACCTATCTCAACGTAGCTTTTACGGTGAGCGCAAAGGGACTGATTACAGCGGCTGGGCCTCCATTCTCGGCCAGCTTTGGATGTACGCAGTGTGGGACTTATGAGATTGGCTACAGCGGCATTACAGCGGCTTCGGGTGCGATCAGCTATGCCAACCCTTCAGTGCCGACCAGTGCAAGCGTTTCCGATGGGACGAACACCGATACCCTCTCGACTCCGTTTACCTCATGGGTTCTGAGCTACCCCTACACGTCTAATACGACGTTCACGCTCACGACTCTGGGCAACGGGCAGACGGTTACGCAGTCGAACGGTATTGCATTCGTGCCGCGCTCTTACGGAGGGACGGGATCGGGAGGAGCGACGGGTGCGACAGCATCGGGGACAAGCGCGGCGTTGGTGGGGGCAAGCGGGACGCTGACGAATATCGGTCTTGGCTCAAGTTGTGCAGGCCAGAGCTTTACAGCGACGACTTCGGGGACACAGTATGTCTACTACCTATCTCCATGCAATGTGTCGAATCCCGGCGGAGGAAGTTTCACTATCCCCGGCCCCACGGTCTTCCCGATGAACGCACCGACGAGTTTCACTTTCACCGGACAGTATGGAGGTACATGGGGCGGCTATCTGTACCAGAGCGTGAATGCGTATGTGAGCGGCACGAGCTACACGATTGGAGTGGGGAACTGATGAAAACTCTACGATTGATTTTCACACTATTCTGCTACGGCGTCATAGCACACGCTCAGGTGCAAGAGGGGGGTCCACTCTACGTTCCCTCGGTTGGCGGCCCGGTGCTTGGAACCACGACGGTGACGATGACCAATGCGGCCTGCAATGTATTGTCGCCGGGATCGACTTGCACTTTGACTGCTCCGGGAGCAGCAGCAGCAAGACCGTGGTATCTGAATCAGAGCCTCGCGGGAACATGCGGCGGAAGTTCCACTATCACCTATCCTCTGGGACAGCACTACATCTTCTCGAACGAATGCGGGGCTGCGGTGACGATGGGTGGCGCGACCGGAGCGACGGTTTCGATCCCCAGCGGCGCTACCAATTTCGAGGTCAATTCACCGGATGGGGCGAACTACTACATTGTTGGCAGCGGTGGGTCTACTGGCGCATCTGTCACCTTCGCAGCGACTGGCGGCGCATCAGCGGGATCGTCGTTCAACGGTTCAAGCGCACTCACGGTTGACTACCATACAGTCGGTGCGCAAGGGGCGGGCAACTACCTTACTACAGATGGATCAATAACAGGAGCCCTTGTAAATCCGCAGGTTTTTCAGCAGGGGGTGTGGGTGACCTTAGGGGGTGTTTCAACAGCGAATCCCTTGCCTGCCACCGTGGGCTATAATTATTCAGCCACACCTACATATATGGATGGAAATTATTGGACAGGTACTGCCTCCGCGCAGGATGCGTGGTCTTTTGGTTCTGTATTAGGCACTGGGACTAATCCCACCAGTACATTGACATTTACTCATGTTGGCAGTCCAGGCGCAGCAAACATAGCGATGCCCGCGCTCTCGGTAGCTGGGTCGCCTGTCTGCACGACGGCTACGGGATGCGGTAATACCATGACCTATCCGGGTGCAAACACGCTTGGCGTGGCAAATAGTGGAAATACGGCATGGCGGACTCCGTTATACAGTGACATCACGGGTTTATTCGGCTCTGGCTCATGCTCTGGACTATTGAAATCTGACGGAACATGTCCGCTTGCATCCACGCTCAACGTGAACTCTGCACTCGATGTGCAATGCTCTTTATCCGATGGATGCCAGAATGATAATGTCTGGAACTCGCCGTGGACTGCGACTGGCCCACCTCTACTTGCGGTTGGTTACCCGTTAGGTG